ACGGTCTATCTTGGGGCAGGTTTAACTGAGCAGGATATTAATTATTTCTGCTTTTACTGGGATGATGTGGTTATTCTAGATAGTGAAAATATTCACTCGATTGTGCCTAAAGAAAAAGAATTATTAGATAATGGGGTATTACGTAGACCTATTATGAAACATGATGGTATGCTGAATATCCAAGACTTTCCATTTTTATATACGGAATTTCAGTTGCAGACATTGGATGAATTCAGGAAGAACGAGCCTGCTACTTATTGGCACTTTCATCAAACAGGGGAAAATTTAATATATGATAAAGAACAGAAAACGGCCCTTCAGTTGAGATTGGAGTTGTTTAATGTTCTGAGAATTCCTGATAAAGATGCTCATATAGAAGATATATTACGTTTTAAAGATGATTGTCAGGATGATCTTAATGCGTTACATGAGTACTTAGAAAAACTGTATACTGAAGTCCTTTATTCTAGAGACCCTAATCTAACGAGGGCTAAAAATTTTTCTTTATTACAAGAGGCTGTAGTTAATCTTGATAAAGCTATCGAAGGGAAATGGAGAAATCCTATCAGAATGGGAGTCAAAGCCAATCCAGAAGTAGATGGTGGGCAGGTTATGGAATTTTTAAAACCGTTGTACCATGCTGCTATTGCTGGTTATTCAGGCGGTATTATTCCCGGTATGGTTACAGCCTTGGCAACCGCAATTCCAAGTTTTATAAAATTCCAACCAGAATGGGTGGGCTTTAGAGATAAGGGGCCTAAAGAATTAGCTTATCTTACCAAAGCAACGCATAAGGGGTTGATTAAGAGAGCTTAAGGCATTTTAATCGATTTTCGCAACTATATTCCTTCGTAACCACACAAGTGCATGACTATGCCGCATGAATCCGCATGATCGTTTGAGGATCGTTTTAGCTGAGGCCCGCTAGGAATGGCGGGCCTTTGCTTATGTCATGCAGGCGCATGAAAACCACTACATAAAGCGGGCAGGCGTGGCGGGGATACGAGCGCGCGCAACGGGGTAAAATGGCCAAAATCCGGCGCAGCCTCTGGCCCGCTGGCAGCCTCATTTTGCGTAGGGGGAAAATGTCAGGACAAAAAGAAACGCCCTGCAGAATGCTGCTGGGGCGTTGTGAGAATTGGTCAGTTATTGATGTTGTGAGTATGTCAGCCTCGTTTGCTCTTAAGTCCTAAGTCATAGGTTTCAAAACGGATCACCTTTTCACCCAGCCAGTTGTTAAGCTCCAGCAGTCGCTTTTGCAGTGGCATCAGCTCATTGCGGACGAAAACACGGCTCGCCTTTTCCACATCACCGAAGCCGCCAGTGTTGTTGGGAATGATACCCATCATTTGCGGCGGTACGCGGTGTGCCGCCATCATGTCGTCCCGACTCACGTTCTTGATGTTCAGAAATTCATCCTTCGCCGCGACTTCCGACAACGGGATGATCTGAAGCCCGTCCTTTTTGCCGTTAGGCGAGTACATAAACAGGTTACGGAAGTTACCAGGACCTTTGGCACTTTTCATTGCGTTGCGGAGGTTGTTCACATCCTCCTGGTTCTGCGCGGCGTCGGTCATGTACATGATGAAGCCCGCATGGCTGCCGTTAATGTAATACTTCCGGCGGAACAGCGTGGCGGACTCGTTGAGCAGGGCGGATGGAATGGCAGAAAGGTAACCTGGCAGACCATAAATCTCCTGGTTGATATCCGGCTCCATCAGGTGGAAGACGTTACCTTTTGTGAACTGATACGGCTGTGTCGTCAGGCTGTATTGCACAAACCAGTAGGTATCCAGGTCTAACCCGCGTCGGGTGTATTTTGCCAGCGCAGGTTCAAGGGCGATAACTTCACCGAAGCGGTTCGTGCGTTTCTCCAGGTAGGCGTTACCAAATACCAGATAGTCCTGCACAAAACGTGAAAAAGCCTGCTGGCTGAGCAGTGGGTGAGGGATATAGGTGCTGGTCAGAATGTTGCACTTTACTGCAATCGGTGAGCTGTGGTGTACGGCGGCGCGGAATGTTCGCGCCAGGCCGTCGAAACTCACAGGCGGCTCATACCAGCGGTCCATCTGTACGCATTCCACATAGTCCAGCAGTTCGCGGCGGTCAAGTACTGGAACGGGATCACCGAAGCTGAATGCTTCGGCTGAAGTCTGGCTTTTATGCTGAATCTGGTTCGTCGACGCAGCGCGGTTCTTCTTACTCTTTCCCATCAAAAAATCTCCACAATATTGCTGGTATTGGCGGACTCGCCCTGCAGCGGTTCGTTAAACAGTGCGTGCATTGTTGCCCAGGCCAGATCGGCGTGGCTGGCTTCTTCGCTGCGGCTGGCTTCATAGGTCGGGCGGTTGCCGCTGGCGGTGGTTGCGCGACGGATTGCCATGAATGACTGCGCAATGTCGGTGTGTCCGGCGTCAAACTCCAGACGGCGGTGGCTGATAATGTCGTAGGCCTTGAGTACCAGGGCATTTTTAACATTGGGGTTATAGACAAACTCCCGGACGGCAGGAAAGAAAGCTTTCACGTTCTCATAAACCCCGTGACCAACGCCGGTCGAGTCGATACCGATATACGTAACGTTGTACTGTTCGGTGAGTTTTTTGATGGCGTCAGCCTGGGCGCGGAAGTCCATCCCGCGCCACTGGTGACGCTCAAGAATGCGGAACTTACCACCCGGCACGGCTGGCGGAGCCACCACCACGCATCCGGCACTGTCGCCGTTCTGCGTACCTTTTGCCGGGTCATAACCGATCCACACTTCGCGCCAGCCAAACGGGCGCAGCGCCAGTGCATGAAAGTCGGTCCAGACTTCCCAGCTGTCCACCATGCACGCCTGCAGCTCGCTGAGCGGGAACACGGACGCGAGATCGTCCACGAACTCACACATCAGCAGGTTCTGGTATTCGTCCGGGCTGTACTCCATGCGCAACTGGCCGAGGTCGAACAGGTTACAGCCACCGCGCACCGCATCTTCCACGGTGACTATCTGGCGGTATTGCCCGTCTGCGCACAGCAGGCCGGGGGCCAGATTGCTGTGGGACAGGTCGATGTCCACCTTGTCAGCTTTGTTGCGCCCACGGTTGAACAGCGCACCGGACCAGAACGGATAAGCACTGTGGGTCAGACTGGATGGTGTGGAAAAATAGGTCTGCCGCCATTTCTTGTGAATAGCCATACCGGAAGCCACTTTGCGTAGCTCCTGAAATTTCGGTATCCAGAAATATTCATCCAGATACAGGTTGCCGTGATAACTCTGGGCCGTGCGGGCATTGGTGCCGAGGAAGTAAAGCGTGGCCCCGTTAGGAAGCACCATCGGATCGCCTTTCAGCTCCACCTCCACTTCTTTGGCGAAGTCGATGATGTACTGCTTAAAGACGTGGGCCTGTGCCTTACTGGCGGAAAGGAAAATCTGGTTACGCCCGGTAAGCAGGGCGTCAATCAGGGCTTCACGGGCAAAGTAAAAGGTCGCGCCGATCTGGCGTGACTTCAGCAGGTTGCGGATGCGGTTGGTTTTTCCGGCTTCCCACCAGTGGCGCTGGTAGTTGAACATGGAGGAATGGAAGATTTCTTCCAGCTTCTCAATCTGTTCATCGGTGAAGACATTTTTTTCCGGCTGACGGCGCGGGCCTTTGTTGCGGTTGGCGACGTTAGGGTTTAAGTCGGCTTCGTTGCCGCCATTGTTAAACTTGCCGATCCGCGCGTGGCGCTCAGACTGGCGCGCCAGCAGGTCAATCTCTTTGAAATCTTTCCCTTCTTTGTGCTCCTTCATAATGAGCTGGCAGTAGCGTGCGGCGGTGGTGAGCTGCATCTGATCCAGCGGCCCATAGTCACCCCACTTGTCGCGTTTTTTCCAGCTGTGAACGGTTGCAACTTTCTCGCCCAGCATTTCAGCAATGCGGGCGACGCGGTATCCCTGAAAGTACAGCAGCATGGCCTGCCGACGGGGATCGAGATCTGCGGGTGTCAGTGTGGTGTTCATGGCACAAACCTACAGTCTTGAATGAAGGCTTTCCCCGCCTGCGGTTTGTGTGGTTGTCGGTACAAATACCGCGCATTGTTTCACTGCCCTCATCACCGCAACCATAAGGCTCCAGTAAGTTTTTTCTAACGGAGCACGGCTCATGACAGTGAAAGCAAAGCGTTTTCGCATCGGGGTGGAAGGTGCCACTACCGACGGACGTGAAATCCAGCGTGAATGGCTGGAACAGATGGCAGCCAGCTACAACCCGGCGGTGTATACCGCGCTGATTAACCTTGAACACATCAAGTCTTATCTGCCGGACAGCACCTTTAACCGCTACGGCAAGGTGACGGCGCTGTTTGCTGAAGAAATCACGGAAGGTCCGTTGGCAGGCAAGATGGCGCTGTATGCCGACGTTGAGCCAACGGAATCCCTGGTGGAACTGGTGAAAAAAGGCCAGAAATTATTCACCTCTATGGAAGTCAGCCCGAAGTTTGCTGATACGGGCAAAGCCTACCTGGTCGGCCTGGCTGCCACTGATGACCCTGCCAGTCTGGGCACTGAAATGCTGACATTCAGCGCCAGTGCAGCCCATAACCCACTGGCAAACCGCAAGCAGAATCCTGCCAATCTCTTTACCGCTGCAGAGGAAACGGTGATCGAACTGGAAGAAATCCAGGACGACAAACCGTCCCTGTTTGCCCGTGTCACGGCGCTGTTTACCAAAAAAGAGCAGTCCGATGACGCCCGGTTCGCTGATGTGCATAAGGCCGTGGAGCTGGTCGCCACTGAGCAGCAGAACCTGAGCGCACGCACCGAAAAATCCCTGTCTGAGCAGGAAGAACGCCTGTCTGAGCTGGAGACAGCCCTGCAGGCACAGCTGACCGCCTTTAACGAACTGGTGGACAAGCTGAGCCATGAAGACAGCCGCCAGGACTACCGCCAGCGTGCAACAGGCGGTAACGCCCCCGCTGACACTCTGACCAATTGCTGATGGAGCACAAAACCTGATGAAGAAGAATACCCGCTTTGCTTTTAACGCTTACCTGCAGCAGCTGGCGCGTCTGAACGGTGTGGCTGTTGAAGAACTGTCCAGCAAATTCACCGTAGAGCCGTCTGTACAGCAGACGCTGGAAGACCAGATCCAGCAGTCCGCCGCTTTCCTGACGCTGATTAATGTCACCCCGGTGACTGAACAGTCCGGTCAGTTGCTTGGATTGGGGGTTGGCAGCACCATTGCAGGAACCACTGATACCTCCGCGAAAGAGCGTGAGCCTGTCGATCCGACGCTGATGGTCGATGTGGAATATAAATGCGAGCAGACCAACTTTGACACGGTGCTGACCTACGCGAAGCTGGACCTGTGGGCGAAGTTTCAGGATTTCCAGGTGCGTATCCGTGACGCCATCGTGAAACGTCAGGCACTGGACCGCATCATGATCGGCTTTAACGGCGTGAAGCGTGCGAAAACCTCCAACCGTAGCGAAAACCCGCTGCTGCAGGATGTGAACAAAGGCTGGCTGCAGAAAATCCGTGAGGATGCATCGGATCACGTCATGGGCAGCACCACCACGGGCGGTGAAACCACACCGGGTGCGGTGAAAGTCGGGAAAGGTGGCGAATATGCCAACCTGGACGCAGTGGTGATGGATGCCGTCAATGAGCTTATCGACGTGGTCTACCAGGACGATGACGATCTGGTGGTGATTTGCGGGCGTGAACTGCTGTCTGACAAGTATTTCCCGCTGGTCAACAAAGAGCAGGAAAACAGTGAAAAACTGGCTGCCGATATGATCATCAGTCAGAAGCGCATGGGGGGCCTGCAGGCCGTGCGTGCGCCGTTCTTCCCGCCGAATGCATTGCTGATCACCCGTCTGGATAACCTGTCCATCTACTGGCAGGAAGACACCCGTCGCCGTTCAGTTATCGACAACCCGAAACGTGACCGGATTGAAAATTTTGAATCCGTTAACGAAGCCTATGTGGTTGAGGACTACCGCTGCGCCGCACTGGTGGAAAACATCCAGATTGGCGATTTCAGCGCCGCTGCAGCAGAAACCGGAGCGTAATTCATGAGCCTGAGTCCCGCACGGCAGCATCGCCTGCGCGTCCAGGCTGAACAGGCCGCCCGCGAGGGCGGCAGTGTTCGCCACGCGTCGGGCTATGACCTGATGCTGCTGCAACTGGCGGAAGACCGCCGCCGTCTCAAGGGTGTTCAGTCCACGGTCAAAAAAGCGGAAATCAAGGTGGAGCTGCTGCCGAAGTACGCCGACTGGGCAGAGGGTGTCCTGGCTGCCGGAGGCGCACAGCAGGATGACGTGCTGATGTACGTGATGCTGTGGCGCATTGATGCCGGAGATTATGCCGGGGCGCTGGAGATCGGGCGTCACGCCCTGCGTCATGGCTGGGTGATGCCGTTAGGTAACCGCAACGTGCAGACCGTGCTGGCAGAGGAAATGGCAGATGCAGCCCAGAGCGCAATGCTTGCCGCCACCGGCTTTGATGCCGATCTGTTGCTGCAGACGCTGGAGCTGACAGACGGTATGGATATGCCGGACCAGTCACGGGCGCGTCTGCATAAAGCGATTGGCGCTGTCCTGAGTGAAAACAATCCGGCGTCCGCCCTTAATCATCTCAACCATGCGTTACAGCTCGATCCCCGCTGTGGCGTGAAAAAAGACAAACAGCAGCTGGAGCGCAGACTGCGCAATGACAGCCGCTGACAGAACGTGCCCCCGCGCACGGGCGGCACGGGGTGGCGAAAGGCACTGCCACATCAAAACCCCGTCCACCGCCCTTTATTTCAGGAGAAAGCAGCATGAAGTTTGTTGCGCCAGAACAGGCACCGGAACAGGCGGAAATCATCAGAAATACGCCGTTCTGGCCTGATGTGGACCTGTCGGAGTTTCGCAGTGTCATGCGCACTGACGGCACGGTGACGCAGCCGCGTTTAAAGCAGGTTGCGCTGTCGGCAATTTCGGAGGTCAACGCAGAGCTGTATGAGTTTCGCAGACGCCAGCAGATGCTGGGGTATGCCTCGCTGGCAGAGATTCCGGCGGAACAGCTGGACGGCAAAAGTGAGCGCATTCAGCACTATTTCAACGCGGTTTACTGCTGGGCACGCGCCATGCTCAACGAACGTTACCAGGACTATGACACCACGGCATCCGGTGTGAAGCGGGGCGAGGAACTGGCGGAAGCCAGCGGTGATTTATGGCGTGACGCCCGCTGGGCCATCAGCCGGGTACTCGAGGCCGGAGAATCAAGACAGCGTATTGCACTGATTTTTGATGTAGGCGTTTCTACCATTTATAGAAAATTTCCGGCAAATAAGATCAATGAATCCCCCTGAATCAGCATTATGTTGATTATCCCTGCAAGCAGACAAATACCGTTATTTTGTGTGAATAACGACACAACTGCGCTTAGCTGTTTGTCAGGCACAATCACTTCAACATAGGGCGAAGCCTAATCCAATCAGGAGGTTCGCCACTATGGCTCAGGATTACCACCACGGGGTGCGCGTTGTTGAAGTCAACGAAGGCACCCGATCTATTACCACGGTGAGCACCGCCATCGTGGGTATGGTCTGCACGGGCGATGATGCCGATGCAAAAATGTTTCCTCTTAATAAACCCGTGCTGATCACTGATGTGCTGACTGCCAGCGGTAAAGCGGGTGAGTCCGGTACTCTGGCCCGTTCGCTGGATGCCATCGCTGACCAGGCAAAACCCGTGACCATTGTTGTGCGTGTGCCGCAGGGTGAAACGGAAGACGAAACCACGACCAATATCATCGGCGCAGTGACTGCTGAAGGTAAAAAAACAGGTATGAAAGCCCTGTTAACCGAAGTGCTGGAATGGCGGTATAAAGCGATTCAGAGAAGCGGGGCCAACGATGAGTGATAACAACCTGCGTCTGCAGGTCATTCTTAATGCGGTTGACAAGCTCACCCGCCCATTTCGATCTGCGCAGGCCAGTTCAAGAGAACTGGCTGCTGCTGTCAAAAAATCCCGCGATGCAATAAAGCAGCTTGATCAGGCCGGGAGCAGTCTGGACAGCTTCCGAAAGCTGCAGGCAGAAAATCAGAAATTAGGCGACAGGCTGAACTATGCCCGCCAGCGTGCAAATTTGCTCAGTCAGGAACTGGGAGCGATGGGGCCGCCTTCGCAACGTCAGGTTGTTGCTCTGGGCCGTCAACGGCTGGCTGTTCAGCGCCTGGAAGAACGCCAGAAAAAGCTGCAGCAGCAGACGGCGCTTGTGCGTGCTGAACTGTACCGGGCGGGAATTTCTGCGAAAGACGATGCGGGAGCAACTGCCCGTTTAGCCCGTGAAACATCACGTTATAACCAGGAACTTTCGAAACAGGAGGCGCGGCTGAAGCGACTGGGGGAAGCTCAGCGCAGGATGAATGCAGCGCGTGCCAGTTATGCCCGTTCGCTGGAGGTGCGTGATCGTATTGCAGGTGCCGGAGCCACCACCACGGCTGCAGGGCTGGCAATGGGTGCGCCAGTGATGGCGGCAGTAAAAAGCTATACCAGCATGGAAGATGCCATGAAAGGTGTGGCAAAGCAGGTCAATGGTCTGCGTGACGATACCCGCGAACCCGCGAAGAAAGAAAGCACCACGGTGAAGCGTAAGCGCAGGACTAAGAAGCAGAAGAAAGAGCCGGAAGCGAAGCAGGGCGATTACCTGGTGGGTACGGATGAAAACGTGCTGGTACTTAATCGCACCTATGCCAACCGGAGCAACGCCGAACGGGCGGCAAAAATGCAGTGGGAACGCCTGCAACGCGGCGTTGCGTCATTCTCGCTACAACTGGCGGAAGGGCGGGCAGATCTCTACACGGAAATGCCTGTGAAGGTCAGTGGTTTTAAACAGCCGATAGATGATGCGGAATGGACCATTACGACTCTGACACATACCGTCAGCCCGGATAACGGTTTTACAACCAGTATTGAACTCGAAGTGAAGATTGATGATCTTGAAATGGAATAAAGTGTTCTCAATATTGATATTTTGTGTATCATTACAATGATTCTGATAGCAAAGGTAGGGATCTGGATATGATGAATTGTCCAAAGTGTGGTCATGCGGCACACACAAGGAGCAGTTTTCAAGTAACTGAAAGCACCAAAGAGCGTTACTGCCAGTGCCAAAATATTAACTGCGGGAGCACTTTTGTTACCCATGAAACAGTGGTCCGGTTTATTGTGACACCCGCACTGATTGCTACTGCTCCTCCACATCCATTGCCAGGTGGTCAGGGGCATATGAATTTTTGAGAAAGAGAACCTGCTACGGCAGGTTTTTATTCATCTGGGATCTCACCCGTTTCAAGAAAATGTATAAAGCCAGGCTCATCTATGATGATTGTGCCTTTCATCCTGGCTGCCGATACTTTTGATGGGCCTGCATTGTAACCGCAACAGAGCATCTGAAGGCTTTGGGTTACAGAGGTTCTTACCGTTAATCCTTGTTCATTCGCCTTATCAACCAATCTTTCTTTATCTGCTTTCTTAAATCCGGTGAAACACACATCGAATGTATTTTTTTTCGGACCAGACTGCTTAGTGAGATGTGAGTAGCTTTCGGGGAGGAATGACGCGCATTCCTGAATGGCTTGTTCTGGTGAATCGTACTGTTTAAGAATGCGGTCTTTTCGGAAGGTTTTTATTCGATCGGTGTTCTTACAAATGCCCTGTATATGATTTTCGCTATAACTGATGCTCTGTATAGAGTGAACACCGATACGACCATTTGCATTGATGTAAACAAAGTGAAGTTCTTCCATGTGAAACCTCTTTGCATGATTTCAAGATGGCGACAGGCAAGATGGACGCAAAAGTCTGTCGCCATTTTGCCGCCACTACCAAAGAAAAAGGGGCTACGCTTTCACGTAACCCCTTGATTTATTTGGTGGAGCTGGCGGGAGTTGAACCCGCGTCCGAAATTCCTACATCCTCGGTACTACATGCTTAGTCAGTCTTTACATTCGCTTGCCAGCTGCGGACGGACACGCCACTAACAAACTAGCCTGATTAAGTTTTAACGCTTCAACCCCAGGCAGGGCTTCCACGCGATCTCTTTTGGGTTTGACCTCTCTTGATCCCCGTCCTAAGAGCGGAGGCTAGGGAGAGAGGGCTCTAAGCAGGTTATTAAGCTGCTAAAGCGTAGTTTTCGTCGTTTGCGACTATTTTTTGCGGCTTTTTACGAGGCCAACCGCCCCTCGGCATGCACCTTGGGTTTCGCAAATCCCGTCGAATCCAGAATCAGCCCCAATGTGTAAAGGTAAGTATACCAGATTTATGAGCGCCATGACCAGCCTCAATGGCGTTATCGTTAAAGATTTAGCACCCATGTAGCCTGATTTTTATTCGATTAAGCAATGGGATGGCAACATTTGTGTCGGATGTGATAGCCAATAAGATGTTCATTCGCGCCGCCGGAGAGGGAGGCGCGGTGAGGAACTGGTCAATAATTGGAGTGCAGGTTTAACGGTGGGCGTTTTTCATGATACGCGCTTTATCCACCTGCCATTCGCGCTCTTTGATATCTGAACGTTTATCGTGCTGTTTCTTACCTTTGGCGACGCCGATTTTCACTTTGCACCAGGCATTTTTCCAGTACAGGGAGAGCGCCACTACGGTATAGCCTTCTCGATTGACGCGACCGTACAATGAGTCCAGTTCGCGCTGGTTGAGAAGTAACTTGCGGGTACGGGTAGGATCGCACACCACATGCGTGGAGGCCACTGCCATTGGCGTGATGTTTGCGCCAAACAGGAACGCTTCTCCGTCACGCAGAAGGACATAGCTGTCGCTGATATTGGCTTTTCCTGCGCGCAGGGATTTAACTTCCCAGCCTTGCAGGGCAAGTCCCGCTTCGAACTCTTCTTCGATAAAGTATTCGTGACGGGCGCGCTTGTTAAGCGCGATGGTCGCTGAACCAGGTTTATGTGCTTTTTTCTTCGTCAT